AAAGTTCTTTAATATATCATAATTGATAATGTAATACTTTGCTGTAGAACCCCATTTTTTCCCTTCCACAATTATAACTTCCTCATCAGAATATAATTCAATCTCCCGTTTCCAATTAATTTTTAAAGACGCAGGACATACAATTAAGACTTTATTTATTTTACTTTCAATAGATGCTATAACAGTACTTGTTGTTTTACCCAATCCCATGTCATCCGCTAAAATATATTTATTGTTAGCCAATAACTTCTCTATTGCCTCTTTTTGGTGATCCATAGGAGGTCTATGATTGTAGGGACTATAATCAATTTCCCTATTTAATGTCTTTTCTTCAGGTATAACAGATGCCTTTGGTATCCACATACATATGGACGGTAATTCTTTTGTAATGTTACCCCAAATATGATATGCCTTATCACTTTCACATAATAGTTTCTCAACCCAAATCTTTTCTACGGGTTCCATGAGGACCCTATCTTCTTGTAGTTTACTTCCAAAGGATTTAGCAATCTCAATATATTTTCTTGCAACTTTGGGTTCTATTTTATTATACTTCAAAATATAATCGCACTGAGATCTTGACACACTATAGTGTCTATCTCTTGATTGTCTTTTTTTCCAATCTAAGATTTGATTGTTATATCCTTCGTACTCGGATAATATCTCTCTTGCTTCTATTTCGGGTATCTTCTTCTCCATTAAACCTATTATTTTAAATATAAGTAATTCAAACCAATAAATAAACTATTTATGTATATGAGTAAAAAGGTCCCAATTACAAGAATTAATAAGTTCTTTTCAGGTGATGACTTTGATTTTAATGTATCAGTAGGTCAAGAATACCTTCATGGTGATTTAAATATGAAGTTAGTTCTTTATAGAGTAGACCGTGAAAATACAGACACCGATGCAGTTTATGCTGAGGTTGGGAAAGATCAGATTAAATTTTTCCCACCCATTGAATTTAATGCGTTGGTGAATATTGAGGGACCTAAAAATTCATCATATAAAAGTGGAGTTGTTAGGTATCTTGAACCTGGTAACTTAACACTATCGGTTTACATTAAACATCTACAGGATTTAAAGATAGATGTAAAATACGGTGATTTTATCGGTTATCCTGAAACTGAAGAAAAAATAAGATATTATACGGTATCAAATGACGGTAAAGTGACATCAGATAATAAACATAATATGTTTGGTTTCAAACCATATTATCGAACTATAACATGTGTTGCGGCACAAGAAGTAGAATTTAGAGGAATATAATGGCAGTACCAAAGAAAAAAAATGACATTAGTGTTTATCAAGGTAACGAATTAGTTGAGAGACGACAGGAACTTCTTGATCAAATAACTAAATCTGATTCGTACCTACCTGATTCGGTCTTGCACGATGATTTAGATTTAGGTATGTTAGATTATGTTAAAGAAAACTTTAATATAAACTCTGATGGTGTAGAGGTCCCTATTATCCCTAAGATTCTAACAATACAAAGATGGGGTGAGTTTACAAATACTTGGGATTTTGCAGATTTAGATGGTAATCCAAGTTTACCCTTTATTGCGGTTATTCGTAGACCTGATGTTCAACCAGGTACAAACCCAAGTTTACAGAGAACTATACCCGATAGACAACAATTCTATTATGCTTCAGTACCTAAATGGAATGGAACACAAATGGGTGCGGACATTTATAAAATACCACAACCTGTTGCAGTTGATATCACTTACGAAATTAGTATTGTTTGTACTAAATTCAGAGATTTAAATAGATTTAATAAAATTGTTCTTCAAAAATTCTCTTCGAGACAAGCATACACCACAGTCAAAGGTCACTATGTTCCGATTGTTTTAGATACTATCGCAGACAATACACCTGTTGAGTTAGACTCAAGAAGGTTTTACATTCAAAATTACACATTTACTCTACTTGGTTATATAATTGATGATCAAGAATTTGAGGTTAAACCAGCACTTAGTAGATTATTCCTTATGAATGAGTTTATACAAAGTAATAATTTTGAGAAGAAATACATTAATAAGAATTTAGATATTACTCTTGCAACTTTTACTGCTGATGGATTACAGACAGCATTTAGTGTTGGTGAGACAATAGGTATTCTTTTTACTGTTGCGGTTAATGGTCTTCTTCAAGAAAGAGACACTGATTTTTATCATGTTGCATTAACTTCTAAAATCACTTTTGTTGATCCTCCTCGAGAGGGAGCACAAATTACAATAACATACTACAGAGGTAGAAATAGTATATTCATTGATAATTCAGGTAATGCTAAACAAGTTGTAACCGAATACTTTAATTATACTGTGGGAGGCACATTAAGTTTTACTACCACTAATAATATCGATAGTGTAATAAGTTTAGATGTTAACGGTCTACAACAAGAAGAGGGTAAGGGATTTGATATTGCAAATTCCACAACAATCACATTATCTGATGCACCAATATATGATTCCAAAATAGGATTAACCTATCTATTTTAACTTCGGGTCTCACGACCTAAAATCCAGATTTCCCAGTTCAATTTTAATTGGCACGTTTATTCAGAGTAAAGACCTTTTCCTCTCTCTTTACAATGTTGGTCAATCCACTTTTCTACCACTCGATATAATTTTAATCCGTTCTTGTCACAGTAGGATTTAAGTCTCGCGTGGTGTAGTTCACTTATTTTAAGGTTTTTTGTTTTTCTTACACTCATAAAGATAAATATGGATAAAAAAATATCCTTAAATATCCCAAAATAGAAAACTTGGCTAATCTTTCATAAAAACAAAGATATTTATAGTAAGAACAATAAAAAATTTATAACAAAGTAATCAATGGCAAATTCAAACAGAGTATTCGTTTCTCCAGGTGTTTATACCTCAGAGAAAGATTTAACGTTCGTAGCTCAGAGTGTGGGTGTAACCACCTTGGGTTTAGCGGGTGAGACATTACAAGGTCCCGCTTTTGAACCTATACTAATAAGAAATTTTGATGAATTCAAAACATATTTCGGACCTACCTCCCCGACAAAGTATTCAGATGGTAACCCTAAATATGAATTAGGATATGTTGCAAAATCTTATTTGCAAGAATCAAATCAACTTTTCGTAACAAGAGTTTTAGGTAAAACGGGATACAAAACGACAAAAACATTCGCACTAAAAACATTAGGTGGTGTAAAGGTAAATTTATCAGCAGCAACATCAGTGGTAGACGCAATAACAGGATCAGTACAAGGTGACTCTGATATTTCTACAAGTGCATTCATTAATGACTTGACAGGTAAAATTGCAACAGACGGAGGATCAGTACAAGCTTTCATTGAAGGTATTACTGTGGCAGACGGTGTATGGTGTACATTAGGTCATGTTGATTCTTCAGCAACCGCATCATTAAACAGTGCTTTACAAGTTACGGGTCCTATCGGATCAAACAATAATAACAATTGGTATAACACATATTATAACTTAGATGGTCTAGGTGAGGTAAATGGGGTTTATTCTTATTTATTTGAGTATGTAGCTGCAGACTTCGGTTGGAAAATTACACAATTCGAATGGTCCGCGACAGTTAATACCGATTATGATGGAATTATCGCAGCGGCTTTCAGATCGAGAGGTGGTTATGATGGTGAGGAATTAGAATTAGAAGTTTCAGGTAACACGGAATTTACACTAACGTCTACTGAAATTACTACAGATCCTTTAGGGGAATTTAAAATATCAGTGAGTGGAACAACAAGTGGAGCAAAATCATTTGATTGTAATCTGAACACTTCTTCAACAAAATATATTAATAAAGTTTTAGGTACGGGAGTTTTTGACAAAAGTAAAAAGGATTTCCCCGTATATGTTTATGAAAGTTACCCAAATCTAATTAGTACTTTAAAATCTAAAGGGTTAATTAGAGGTTTAGATACAACTGTGGTTTATCATGACGTTAATAATGATTTCTTAGGTCAGTGGGAAACTCCCGCATCCCCAACAGTCGTATCAGAGGTACGAGGTGGTGCAGTTTCTAACTTATTTAGTGTGATTAGTATTTCTGATGGAAACGCAGCAAACAGTCAATTAAAAATACAAATTCAAAATATCGATATTGATACAGGAGAATTTGATTTAATCATTAGAGACTTCAATGATACTGATGACAATGTTAGTGTATTAGAAAAGTTCTCAAGATGTTCAATGAATCCTGATCTACCAGGTTATATTGGTAGAAAAATTGGTACTTCAGATGGAGAATACGAATTAAGGTCAAGATATATTATGTTAAACTTAGCGGAGGATCATCCTGTGGATGCGTTTCCTGCAGGTTTTAAAGGTTTTGTTTCTGACTCTATTGGAGCAGGAAATAACGAAATTGGAAATGTAATTTATAAAACTGAGTATTTTGAGGCGGGAGACACTATCGGATTTAGTTCTTTAGGTGAACCTGAATTAACAAACGGAGACAAGGTACGTAAAGTTACTCTTGGTTTATCTTCTCAAGCAGGAATAGATGCCGACTTATTCAAATATAAAGGATATACCGCGGCGGGATCCACACATGGTTTCCACTTATCGTCTAACGCATCAACTATAACTGGTTATCAAACAACACCTTATGATTTAGAAGGTGTTAACAAAGGTAAATTAGAAAGTAAATCATTTAGAAAATTTGCATTCACAGTTTGTGGTGGATTTGATGGATGGGATATCTATAGAGGTACAAGAACTAACGGAGACGGATATATCTTTGGTAAGAACACTTATGTAAGTGGACACACAACTAATGGTGGTGTATTTAGTTCTTCAGTAGGGAATTCAGATTACTACGCATATTTAGCGGCAATTGAAACATTCTCCAATCCTGAAGCAGTAGATATTAACATCTTTACAACACCAGGTATTAACTTTTACGAACATAGTTCTTTAACTAATCAAACAATCGATATGATCGAAGGTGATAGAGCAGATGCGATATATATCACTAACTCACCAAATACAAGTGACGTTGACCAAATCATTGATGAATTAGATACAGTAGATTTAGATACTAACTATACGGCAACTTATTGGCCATGGATACAAGTTAGAGATGGGGACAATGCAACACAGTTATATATCCCACCAACAGGTGAGGTTGTTAAAAACATTGCATTGACCGATAATGTCTCGTTCCCTTGGTTCGCAGTCGCAGGTTACCAAAGAGGTTTAGTAAACGCAATCAAAGCGAAGAAAAAGTTAACATTAGATAACAGAGACGACTTATATAAAGCAAGAATTAACCCAATTGCAACTTTCTCAGATACGGGAACTATAATTTGGGGTAATAAAACTTTACAGGTTAGAGAATCTGCACTTGACAGAATCAACGTAAGAAGATTGTTGTTAAGAGCGAGAAAACTAATCTCGGCTGTCGCAGTTAGATTGTTATTTGAACAAAACGATGAACAAGTAAGAAATGAATTCTTAAGATTAGTCAACCCAATTCTTGAGTCAATTAAGAAAGAAAGAGGTTTATTTGAATTTAGAGTTGTAGTGTCAAACGACCCTGAAGACATAGACGCTAATACACTTAGAGGTAAGATTTATATCAAACCAACAAGATCGTTAGAATTTATTGATGTAGAATTCTTAATTACTCCAACAGGAGCATCATTTGAGAATATCTAATAA